ACCAATGCCCTCAGGGGAGCGAATGGACCATCTACAAATCGATGGCAAAATAGAGGAAAAATGACCGATGATGAAAAAGCAGATTTATATGCAAGGCGTGGGGATCCATATGAGAAAGGAAGTAGGAGTAGTGCGACTACCGGACAACATGACTCTATAACAGCAAATCCTGGAGATGATTCCTATATACAACGAAAGAACCCAGTATCGTTTGGGGATACATTTTCAACTACACCTGCAGACTTAAACAATATAGACAATATTATAGAAGCATTGGATACAGTTGATAATTTTGACACTAATCCTTTAAAGGTTTCACCTAATTTAATTGATGAAGCAACAGAAGTTTGGTTAAATAAGAAATATGAAAAAATAACTTCAAGTATGATTGAAAAAGCAGATGAGATGCTGGCAGTCCTTGAAGACCAAACCTCTTACCATTTTAGACTATCAGAAAGTACAAAAAATACTACCGCGCAAGTATCTGAAGAGTTTATGGAAAGGATTCGTAAAAGTGATTCAAGAAAATATATAGAAATAGTTGAAGAACGAGTACGAAATTATTCTAAAATGTTTCATGGACTTTAAAAATAGATAAAGAGTAAATTAAATAACTGGAGCCCATATGGGAAATACCAAAGAAGCCGCCGAGCTGTTAGTTGAACTTGAAAAGCGGAAGAAGTGGGCGTTCTGGAAAGAAAACCCAAGAGCATTCTTTAAAGATTGCTTAAAGATTTACCCGAAAGACGCTGCACTAGGGTTGATACCATTAAATCTTAATAGCGCACAGATACTTGTTATTAATGATTTTGACAAACAAATGAAAGAGACCGGTTATGTACGTTCGATTATATCGAAGTATCGACAAGCTGGTTTCTCTACTATTGCGTCAGCATATATCTTTCACAGATCTTTATTCTATGGGAATACTAGGTCAGTGGTTATATCGCTAGACAAGCCTACCACGGAAAGTATCTTCAATATGTCTCAGACATTCTGGGCAGAACTCCCTAAGGAGATCCAGCCAACATTAGATAAGTCTAATGTACGCGAAATGTCATTCAGTAAGAACGGCAGCAAGTACCGTGTGTGGACCGCTGGTGCGGAGAACCCCGGACGAGGTACAACTAATACTTGTCTACTGGCTGATGAGGCTGCGTTCTGGCAGAATGGTGAACGTATCTTAGCGGGTATGTTCCAATCTATTGCTCTACTTCCAGGTAGTATAATTATTATTAATAGCACCTCGAATGGTGCACAAGGTGTTTACTACGACCTATGGAATAAAGCGGAAAAAGGTGAAGGTATCTTCAGACCATTATTCGTTCCATGGTTCCTGCAGGATGAATATCGATTAAACTCTCCTACTGGTATGGAACTATCGGTTGAAGAGAGGAGACTAAAAGAAGAATACGACTTAGATGAAGCACAGTTATTTTGGCGACGAATTAAAATATCTGAAACTTCAAATTCAACTTTTAAACAAGAGTACCCATTTACGGCTGAAGAGTCTTTCATCCAATCAGGGTCTTCTGTCTTTAGTAAAGAGTCTCTCGATAAGTATTTACCAATATCTCCTGAATCTATCAGAGAGTTTAATGATGTCTTCAGTTCGTTCGATGAGTCTGAGGAAGGGTCTTTAAAAATCTGGGCAGCACCAGATAGAAAACAGAAATACATTATTGGAGCTGACGTTGCACTTGGTGTACGCGGTGACTATTCGGTAGCTACAGTAATGAATAAGGATAGAGAAGTGTGCTCCGTCTATAGAAACAACAGGATGGATCCAGTACGTTTTGGGAAGATGCTTTTTTATCTTGGGCGTTGGTATAACAATGCTTTAATAATTCCTGAAAGTAATTCAGTAGGTTTGGCGACAGTTCAACAGTTATTTGGTATGAACTATCCTAATATCTACCAACAAAGAAAGACAGCTAATACAGCTGGTGATACTATTAACCACCTGGGTTTTAAGACCACTGTGGCCACAAGACCTCCAATCATCTCTAATCTTAGAAGTATGATTGAGGATGAAGATATTATGATTCCATGTCAAGAGATTATTAAAGAACTCCGTACTTTTATTGTTACAGATAGTGGAAAGGCAGAAGCATCAGTAGGACACCACGACGACATGGTTATGTCATTAGCAATTACATGCGAAGCCTACAGAACACATGGTCATGCACTTACAAATAAATCATTTAGCTGGGGTGAGATAAACCTTCAATATATGGAAGACGATACTAAATGGCTTTAAAAGCATACAGGAGGAGTAATGCCCAACCCATACAACAAAACAGTTTCAGATGTCTATGCACACCTTACTGGAATATCTTCAGGATTCTTTTCCGATGGAATTGCGAAAACCTCCGTTAACCCGAAGCATTCCTGGTTAGACGGGAGGAGTGGAGTTTTTGCACAACCGACTGACGGATCTTATAAATCAAAAACAGACGTCAACGGAAATGTGGAATCCTTGCCGCAAATACTGCTTAGAAATCCAATTGGTGTTTCTAACGACCCCAAATTAAACAAGAACTGGGTGCCAATATCATCCCCCAACTATAATCTGAAGAATGTTTGGGCTGCGCCAGAAATAACCGGTTTGCACGAAAAGCTTCATGAGTTTGATGTAGAGTTTTCAAGGGCGGATGAGTTTGGAAATATACAAGACATGCCTACAAGACCTGGACCAGAATATTATAATTCTTTCAGGACCGGGAGAGGTGCTGTAGAAAAAATAGATAATGATGTGGCTTGGCATGAGGCCAATATGAGAAATAGCATAACCGGATTTAATGACAATACTGAAAATACTCAAAGAGTTCGATCTTGGGATAGAATGCCCGGGCCATTATCAAAGTCTGTCTATAAACAAGGATACTTAAATTTGGCAGATACGGACTCGTCAAGAGATGCCGTATACAATGACTATTACAACAGAATGGGCGCAGCCCATGAAGATGCTATTTTAAATAATCCAGGGTTTAAACAAAGACCAGAGATAAAAAAATGGATGGCAAGGCTTGGAAGATTTGTGGCTAACAATAAAGAGTACGATAAACTCCTTATGACAGCGGCAAATGAGGATGCCAATGATAGATTTGACGCTCTTGATATCATTAAAACAGTTAACAGAATGTTGGCGTCTCGCCCATATTCTGAGAAGAATGATAAGATAGACCCGAACTTATCGAATATTTCTAAAATAGCGCGTCGTCGCGGAAGCAAACTTCTTGGTGACAATCCAAGAACTAAGGAAGAGTTTGAATATATAAACTCAAACCGTGAAAGGTTTGCAAGACTGTTTACACAACCATTCTATTGGAATATGCTTAAGAGTAGTGATTTTATAAAAAATCTTAAATATACATCTGAGAACAATCCATACTAAATGGCTTTAACTAGAGAGAGAGAGAATGAGCAAAAAAATAGAAAAGATTTCTGAAGATATGTTAGTCGAGTCGATAGACCGCCATATGCGGAATGCGACAGGTGGACATACAGGATCTTCAGATTTAAGTAAACGTAGAGAGAATGCTATCTACGAAATGAGTTTAGAACCTAGAGGTGATTTAGAACCTCAGGGTGTTTCAAAGATTGTATCATCAGATTCTGCTGAGATAGCAGAAGGGTATACAGCACTGTTAACTAAACTACTATTAGATAACGGTAAGTTAGCTTTATTTGTCCCATATAGCAACGAAATGGCTGCGATAAAAGCCTCCCAGGTTGCTTCGGATGTAGTTAATTATTGTTTATTCAACTCTAATCCAGACGGTTGGTCGAAGCTGTCTACTTGGATTAAATCAGCAGTTGTGTTTGGTAACAGTGCTATTACCTGGGGCTGGGAAGAGGATTATGACTATATCATAGAAGATTATGAAGAATTACAAGAACAAGTCCTTGACCAATTGTTAGCAGATCCTGAGGTAGAGATTGTTGGAGACTTAAATGTTTCTGAAGATTTTGGTACAAACCCTGACGGAAAGTCTTTCGTTAATTATGTTGATGTTAAGCTTCGTAGAAAGATAGATAAGTCTGGCGTTAAGTTACGCAACGTACCACCAGAGTCTTTCTTAATTGATAAAAATGCTAGTACGATTCAAGATGCTAAGTTTGTTGGTATTATTACTGATATGACTCATTCAGATATTCGTAAGATGTGGCCTGACTTTAAAGGTGACTTAAGCGAGATCGGCGAAGAGTCTAGTATAAGAAGTTCTAACTGGTCGTTTGAATCGTTTGCTCGTAAGGATGCTGCAGGTATCGACAACTGGTTAAGTTCAGATGACGACGAAGAAGACGAAGCTAATATTACCATAACAGTAATTGAATGCTGGCTGAGAATAGATAGAGATGGAGACGGAATTGCAGAACTTAAGCATGTCATTAAGGCAGGAAGTACGATTCTTGAAGAGGATGATGTTGCTTACATTCCAGTAGGCGTTCTCAATCCAATTGAGATTCCACATGAGTTCTATGGTCTTTCACTTCTTGATATGGCTCGTTCTCAAACACAGGCCACTACAGCTATTCTTCGTGGATTCATAGAGAACGTGTACTTTGGTAATTATGGTAGAACATTAGCAGATCCAAACGTAGTAGACTTTGCTGCACTATCTAACCCAGTACCTAAGCAGATTATCCCAACTAATGGAAATCCGGCGACAGCTGTTCAACAACTACAACCTGAACCCATTAGTTCTGGCACTGCAAGTATGCTTGAATTCCTTGGTTTACAAAAGGAACAGGCTACAGGCCTAACCAAGACAGCTATGGGTTTGAACGATACATTATATGTATCGGGTAATTCAGAAGCTAAGATGGCTAATGCTCAAAATGCAGCGCAGATTCGTGTTGAACATATCGCTCGTCGTTTTGTAGAGACAGGTATTAAAGATTTGTGTCGTGGTGTATTAAAAGAGATGAAGAGAAATCTTAAGAATCCTGCAAGATATAAGAACAATGAAGGTTACGCTTCAGCGACTCCTCAAGAGTTACAGATGCTTCCTTCTAATATGGATCTGGATATTGATGCTAATATTGGAGAAAACTCAAACCAATCTTTAGGTCAAAAGCTAACACAACTTTCTCAGTTGTTGCCGCAAATGTCTCAAAGCCCAACATCAGAAGCTTATGTTAACCCAATGGCTTCTTATAATCTTGCTTTAGATATTCTTAAAAACATGGGTATGGATCCTACAAGATTTCTTAATGACCCAAGTTCTCCAGATTTCCAGAAAGCTCAGAAAGAGTCTCAGGAGATTGCTAAAACTAAACGAGAAGAGGCAGAGCAGACTCAGAAAGAAGATGTTCAACTCGAGCTTGGCACTAAGGCAGCAAACATTACTCTTATTAAAGCAGAAGCGGATAATAAGAAGATCGACAATAAACGTCAACTTCTTCAAGCCGCTGATGATTCTAATAAAGAATGGGCAGAACTTAAGATCAAAGCTGAAGGAACAGAGGGAGCACAGCTTCCAATGAAAGAGCCTGTAGACTTTATGTCTTTATATCAAGACACAGAGGAGCAGGAGAAAGCTGAAGCTATGCAGCAACAACAAATGATGCAACAGCAACAGATGATGACGCAACAACAAGAACAGGGGCAGCAGGTGCCTCAATAACATGTGAGATGATTGATGACAGATTACAAAAGACATCCGAACTATAAAATTGGTTCGGATGGGAAACCAAAAAAGGCATCCCCTTATGATGATGCACAACGTACCCTTAATAAAGGATACCAGTGTAAAGAAATAAAGGATGCCATGACTATGGTGACTGAAGATATTCTCAATAACTTGTTTATAGAATGGTTGGAAACCAAACATTTTGAAACAGAGCGTAGAGAGTTTATTTATAAGTTAGCAATTAGTCAAGGAGCTGTAATGGGTAATATTGATAAAGCCATGACAGCAAAGGATAACAAGATCCTACAACAAAAAAATGCCAAGGAGAATGATGAATGAGTGATAAGGCACTATTAGAACTAGCTTTAGAAAAGGCTAAAGTACAGTTACATATAACTATTAAAGCAATGTCTATTGGGAGGAACCTGACGGTTTATGCTAATGAATATAATACTTTAATAGATGTTATCGCAAATCTAGAGAGAAAAGTTACCCCAACAGGTAATGAAAAGTTGATTGAGTGTGAGTTTTGTGGAGAGGTAACAAAGCAACCTGTCTATAACAGGTGGCATGGAAAGAACTGTAAGAAAAAATAAAGAGGGTTTATTACAAACCTTTGATGAATGATTGATGACAGAGAGTTGTGATAAGCTCTCTTATTTATAGGAGATAAAATGTCAGAAACAAATAACGAAGCTACCCCTAATAAGGATGAGTCGTCAGTTGCTGATTTCGATTTCGATGCTTTGGCGGATGATGTATTAGGTCTTGAACCTGATGAAGCTACCCAAACGAGCGATGAAACGACAGAAGAACTCGAAGATGATAATCCCATTATTGACGAGGACGCTGATACAGTTGGTGAAG